GTCGGCGTAGACATCTCCGCCACCCCAGTAGCCATCACCCCAAGCGTTTACACCCCATCCGGTTGCCATGTTATGTCAATGTGGCTGTGTACGTGACTGCGATTGTGTCGCCCGAAACAACAGACTTAGAACTAGAAAAGTCTCCAGCAGAGAACAATGTTCCAGTTGTATTGTCTTTAGTTGCGCTACCACCAATGTTAATGAAGCATCCTGCAACAGTGCCTGTGCTAGTAATAGAAAACGACACCGCAGAAGATGTTGTTTTGCTACCAGAAGAGGCTGCGCTGAATGATGGTGTAGGGCGGTTACCTGAATATGTAGGAGCATTGGCTAGGCCAACCTCTAACCATGTGGCATGTGAGGCTTGCGTATCAGCTACAACTGCCGTTCCTGTACCCTTAAGACCCATTACAACTGCACCGCCAGCTACGTTACCTAGAGTTGTATCTAAAGTAAAGTTTTTGCCCACTGTAGTTACAAGGTTCTCAATAACGTCAGTCCACTTCAACTGACCGTCAGCACTGTAGCAAGTGGCAGTGTAATAACCATCAATGCTCATAGAATCTTCAGGCATTGTGTTGTATTTGGTTGACGCTTGCACCATGTCGGTAGCAGTCATTTTGTCGATAGTCATGGTGACTCCTTAGTTAGAAGAACGAATCAATGCTGCCGTTGCTGTGTTTGCAGGCATTGTGATGGTGAAATTGGTAGATGTTTTGTCAGACCCAAAGTCCAACACAGCTATGGATTTATTACCCTGCGTCACGTTGTAGATCAAAGCACAACGAGCCGTAACCGATGCGTTAAACACTACATCAGAAAAGTCTACGTAAGCTGTGTAACCAGAGGAATTTATTGTCACGCCCGTCAACGTTACACCACCAGCCGTGTAACCTGTACCCGTCACCTCATTGGTTGCAGAGTAAACGGTAGTGTCTTGATTTAAATCAGCGTTAGCCGTATACAGAGCAATCTTTAACGTATTGGTAGATAAGTTATGAACGCCTGTATAAAGCTCTTTTTTAAAGCTAGTTGTTTGAGTTTGAAGAATGCTCATGTGACTGCAACCCTATATTGACCATCACGATAAGCATCCATACGTTGTTTGCCATCACCCAAGTTCTTGAGAAGTGCAATAGCCTGAACGTACCGCTCTTGATACAACTGATACATACCATCATCAGGGCCACTCTTCATGTAAGTACCTGCTTCCGCCAAAGTACCATACAGCAATGCAGAGTCAAAGTTATCACCAAGCCATGTGGTAGATGCAGTCACAATAGATTCTGGATAATAGTAGTAATGCAACTCAGCGTTATAGTTAGCATTAGGCGTTGGCCCCATAATGAATGACAACTCATTGACGTTTGTAGACTGTGGGCCAAAGATAGCGTAATGAACTGGCTCAGATGTTTGAGCAGTCAATGGATACGCCTCACGCATGAAGTTAACATCTTTGTTTAAAAGATATTTAAAGTCACCTTGAAATATCATTGTTCCAGACACAGCACCACTGTTAGCCACTGTCAAAGTAATCGTAGTCCCGTTAATACTACGCACAGTTGCGTTAGTCCCAATACCAGTACCCGTAACTTGCTGTCCTTTTTCTATCCCCGTATTACTAGCAACAACAATAGTTTTAGCACTAGAAGTTCCGGTCGCTGTTGTAGTGTTATACGGGTATACCGCAAGACTATATGTCGAAAGAAAATCTTCTGGACAAGCTAAGTACTTATTACCAGTTGACAAAACGCCTGTTACGTTCTTACGCAAGTTAGCAATCTGCACCGTGTTATAGATGCGCTGCTCCGCCTGCTTAATCATCGTATTGATAGTGGTCGTATCAAACGTGTTCTGCGTGTAATCAGTTACAGCAGCTACAAGTTGGGCGTATGTCATTGTCATGGATTAAACCTTAAGCCATTGGGCCACGAGCCATCAAGCCTTTAGTAGCTGCGCCAGTACCACGTACTTTAATGCCGCTAGTCTTGACAGGCTCATCACCGCAAGATTTACTGAAAGCACCAACGCTCATATCAAGCGTATCCATTCTGCTTTTGTTTGGCTCTTTGCCGGGATTGGTAGAAGCTTTAACTTCTTTGCCAGTCATAGTGTGTGGCTTTGCATAAACTGCGGCATCGCCAACTTCTTTACCCATCATCTTTTTGCTAAATGTAGCCATGATTAACCTTTCTTTTGTGCTGCAATCTTAGCTAGATTGCGGCCCATTGACTTCATGTTGGCATTGGTTTTACCCTTACCAGCACCTTTGCCACCCATCATTTCTTTTTGAGTGGAGCCACTGTTACCCAAATTTGTACCATCAGTCTTACCTTTTTTGGCAATTCCATCGGCTGCTGTTCTGTATCCCATAATAATCTCCTTAACTTACCGTTACTGTACCAACAAATGTCGTTGCCACCAAGTAGTTTGGTGTCATTCCTGCATCAAAATTACTAGCTCCGCCAACCGGATACCAGCCCCATTGAATATCTCTAGAACCTCCAGTTGGAACACCACCGGAAGGACTGTCCACAGGATAAAGCTGTAGCCCATTTACACCAGCCGTCACATAAGTTGTATCCCGTCGTGGATTACGCAAAGCTTGCGGATCATCCACAGGAAATGTGCCCAACATTAACTGAGGCTGATCTGGATCCCAGCATTCACCACAAACTAGCAGTTGATACTTACGTTGCTTAATGACCTCTGTCTTAAGCGTCTTCAATAAAAACTGCTGACCACAGCGGTCGCACATGGCAATCGCTTTTTTGCCGGATGCAAAACGATTACCCATTAACTGTTACCAATAAACATCTGTCTAGGGACAAACCTAATAGCTGCCTTTTCACGGTCTTCACCAGCAGCAATCTCAAAAGTTTCGTCATACATCTGCTTAAGCATCTGGACGCGATTCATTAATTCAGGTGTTTTAACTGCTATGTGATAAGCCAATCCAGCCACAACACAGGGTAAAAACCTAAAGTTCATGTCTGCTGTTTCCACACCAGAGCCAGCATCTTGAATACGACGGAAACGGTAATACACAAACTGATAAGTTGTACTGTTATCTGGCGTTGGCCATACAGTTATAGCGGGAAGTTGAGGAACATACACCGCTGTTCCGTCTACATGGGACGCAGCAGTTGTATTATTCTGGCCACGGAACACACCACCAAGTACATTACCCGTTAGGTATGTGTAGTAAATGTCTTCAGACTCAAGTCGAATAAACCCTGATCCAGCTAACCCAACTACCGAATCGAGCGTGATTGTTGTATCCGTAGATGTAATAGCACCATTAAGAACCGTATTTGTTGGGTTAACCTGACCAGAAAGCCGTTGAACCCAAACTTGAATAGGTCTAGCTTGCTGTAATTTGTTAGGAATAGTCGCATAGGTAGAAACACTAATACGAGTAATACTTAAATCAGCCTGAGTAGAAGATGAGTTTTGACCAGTACGAATAACCTGTTCAAGCAAATCAATGGTATCTGTAGGAAGCGCGTATGTAGCTAAACCGGGCGTTAGGGTTATAAACCCTTGCTCAATTGTCCACATGTTAATGCCCTTGTTTTGCCACTCAATAGTCATTAAGTTCATTGAACGACGGGCAGTTCTCAAGTCATAACCAGTACGCATTTCCCGGCCCGCACGCTCCCATGCTTCCTCGGCAATCTCCGTGAAATCCATGTTAAAGAGTGTTGAGCCGGTCGTGGTCATTTCATGCCTTTAAGAGTCTTAGCCAAACGCGCACGCTGACCCATTTTACCGGGTTGTTTTGCAGCGGCGTTTAACTTCTTTGCAGGAATCTTTTCACCAGCTTTTACGCCCAAAGATGCACGCAGGGCACCGGGCTTTTTAATTGCAGACTGAATAAAGTTCTTTGTAGAGCCACCCTTTTTCATGCCGTCAACACCACGACCTTTAAGGATGTCTGCTTGGGTAACTTTACCGTCACCAGTAAGATCAGGAAACTTTGCCATTATCTAAACCCCGCTGTTTTCTTTGCAATTGATTTTGGTTGAGCTACAAATTGTTTACCGGCGGCTTTCCCGGCTCGCTTAGCTTTAGTCGTCGCTGAGTATTCACTTGGGCTAAGACTTTTAATTGCAGCTTTTGGGAGGTATCGCTCACCTGTTTCAGAAGATTTTTTACCACTTTTGGTTGTCCAATCTTGTTTGCCCCAATCTTTGAGAGACTGTTGCGATTTAGCCAAACCACCACTAGCTTTTTTAACACTCGCACAATGAGCCTTTTGTGAAAAACCTTTAGGGTTATCACAATTAATTGAGTCCTTGTACTTCTTAGACCAACTCATTTGTAACCACCACCTGCGGCTTTATATTTTTTAGCAACAAGCTGGGCTTTACGGGCTGACCATTGACCTGCGCCTGTACCTTGTGTTGCTGCGGCTTTTACTTGAGACACAATCCTCTTACGAAGACTAGGTTTTGTGTAATTGCCAGCAGCATTAACGTGACCGCCTTCCGCATATTGAGTGAAATCAGTATCATCCCTACGCGACTTGCGTACAGCTTTAGGCATTTTACTGGGTAGCATGTCACCCATTCCACGGCTTGGCATCATAATTTAACAGGCGTAACCGCCGCCTTTCATGGTAATCATAGTGCCCTTAGTTTTACCTTTGGTACAGCAACCGTCAGCACGTTTAGAAGCGGAAGAAACTTTGCCGCCACGTTTGTATGTATCACCAGCAGCATTAGTATTCTCACCTGTATCGCGTTGGCGTTTAATACTTTGATTGCGTTTGACTGCATCTATCAATTCTTTTTCTGCT